GGGACGAGTAGCAAGATAATAACTTGTCTTTTAGGAGTAAATTAAAATGGCTTATAACGTAAGTGATCAATATTTTGAGCCAGCAACTGATACCAATGCAAACTTTGCAAACTCAGTTTCTGGTCAAGCTAACTCATTCTTCCTTCCTGCTGTCTATTCAAAGAAGGTTCTTAACTTCTTCCGAAAGTCATCAGTATGTGAAGCCGTAACCAACACTGACTATGCTGGCGAAATTGCGGCATTTGGTGATAGCGTAAATATCATCAAAGAGCCGGTAATTACCGTCTATCAGTACGAGCGTGGTGCAGACGTAACGTCTACCAAACTGACCGACCAAGAGCTTACTCTTGTTGTTGATCGTGCAAACGCATTTAAGTTCATTGTCGATGACATTGAAACCAAAATGTCGCACGTAAACTTCAAAGAAGTAGCATCTTCTTCAGCGGCTTATGCGTTGCGTGATGCTTTTGATGAGGGCGTGTTTGCTATTATGCAAGCTGGTCTTTCTTCATCTTCACCTGACCACACGCTTGGTGCTGACTCAGCTACCGATTTGGGTGCTGGTGTATATGATGGCGCTGGTGCTATCGACGTAGGCATTTCTGGCGAAACCGATCCTTTGGACGTTCTTGCTCGTATGGCTCGTTTGCTGGATGACCAAAACGTACCCGAAGAGGGTCGCTGGGTTGTAGCATCTCCTGACTTCTATGAGCAACTCTCTCAGAGCGGTTCTAAGCTGTTGTCAGTAGACTACAACGCAGGCCAAGGCTCTATTCGCAACGGTTTGGTAAGTTCTGGCAAGTTGCGTGGATTCTCCATGTACAAGTCAAACAATATGCCTGCTACGTCTAACGCAACTGGCTTTATGCTAGCTGGTCATATGAGTGCTGTTGCAACTGCACAATCCATCACTAGCACAGAGGTCATTCGTGATCCTTCTAGCTTTGGTGACATTGTTCGCGGTCTGCACGTTTGGGGTGCTAAAGTTCTGCGCCCTGAAGCACTGATCGGTGCTTACTACAACATCGACTAAGATGCTGGGATGGGAGGGTGAAATACCCCTCCCGTTTTTAAAGGACTAAAGTATGCCATTAATTTCAACTCCTAACAAGCCAATTAGCATGAAGTTGACTGAAAACAAAAGAGGGCGTTACCGTAGTGTAGACCACAAAAAGTATTCAGATAACTACGACAAAATATTTGGCAAGAAAGATAAGGAAGAAAAAAATGAAAGATAAAAAGCGAGTAGACTACATGATAGGCGGTAAAACACGTTCTATGTATATGGGCGGTGGATATGGTTCAAAGCGAAACATGATGTCTAAAGGCGGTATGGCCCATGACTATAATAATATTATGGAAATGGAAGCCAAGCAAATGTCTCCAGACCATAACGAGTCAATGAAGCAAAAATGAAAGTAAAGGCCCCCGAAGGCTATCATTGGATGAAAAGCGGTAAAAGCTTTAAGCTAATGAAAGATCCTAAAGACGGTTACAAAGCCCACAAAGGAGCTTCTAAAGCCGTAGACTTTCCAATCCAAAAGGTTCATAAAAAATAATGGCAACAACATACTTACAGTTGACAAACGAACTTTTGCGTGAAATGAATGAAGTCCCGCTGACTACTAGTAATTTTTCTAGTGCTATTGGTATTCAAGCACACGCCAAAGATTGTATAAACAGAGCATACCTTGACATTGTTCTAGAAGAACCCCAATGGCCTTTTTTGTCAGTAGCTGACAGTGGGACTACAGACCCTATGTACGGTAATGTCTATGTTGAAACTGTTGCTAATACTCGTTGGTATGAGCTAAAGCCTGCCAGCGACTCTATAAAAGACGATTATGGCGCAATAGATTGGGACAATTTTTATTTAACTACTGTTGGTGTTACAAGCGAAGTAGCCCCCTATGTTGCTAAAAATCTTAAATTTACAACCATTGAAGAATGGAAAGATTTTTATAGGGCCAGAGAAAACGCAGACGATGCTGAAAATGCAAACGGCGGTGAACCTAAGCGCGTTATTCGCAGTCCTGATGGGCGTATGTTTGGACTAAGCCCAATTCCAGACAAAGTATACCGTGTTTGGTTTTATGCGTATAACCAGCCTACACAGCTTTCAGATTTTTCAGACGAAATTGTTTTTCCAGATGTCTATAAAACCGTACTCTTAGCAAGGGCTAGGTATTTTGTTCATCAATTTAAAGAAGCTGTTCAACCAGCCGCTTTAGCTCTTGAAGAATATCGCCGTGGCTTGAGACTTATGAAATCTAATTTAATGGTTCCAGAGCCTTTCTACATAAAAGATGATCGCAGGAGATTTGTTTAATGTCTCAGGCGTTTGGTTTTTCATGTAGAGGTGGTTTAAATACAAACCTTAACTCTTTGGAAATCTTAGGTCAACCCGGATTTGCAACAATACTAGATAATTTTGAAGTAGATCCTGATGGTGGTTATCGACGTATTAATGGCTTTACGGCTTTTGGTGGTGATTCAGCTACCCGACCGAATAGCGGAAATAGAATTTTAGGCACTTATCCCTATGCAGATGGACTTGTAGTTTGCTCAGGGACAGACATATTTTTCAGTAATGATGGCATTACATGGTTAAAAATTAATCGCTCAGCCGTTTCTAATAGCGGTGATAATTATACAACTTTTTCTGGTCGATCAACTTTAACAAGAACAAATCAAGGCCAGTGCCAATTTGCAGTATTTGAAGGTGCTACATATAATTATGGGCAACTTATTATTGCTGATGGCTCTAATAAACTTTATATTTTTCGTATGGAGGGTACTGGTGCGTTAAATACTCGTACTTTTTATGCAGAAGAAGTTGCAGTTTCAGGGACTAATGGTGTAAAATATATTACAGTACACGACCATCATTTAGTTGCCGCAGGGGTAACAGGAAGTTTAAGTACTGTTTATTACAGTGTTAATAATGACCCAACAGATTTTTCTGGAACCGGTGCTGGTGCAGTAACTATATCAGATCAAATACAGGGGATTAAGGGTTTTAGAACAGACTTAATTGTATTTGCAAGAAATAGTATACATAAACTTATAAATATAAATGATTCTCAAACTGTTCGTATTGATCCTATTGCAGAAAACGTAGGCTGTCTTAGTGGTTATAGTATCCAAGAAATTGGTGGTGATCTAGTATTCTTAGCCCCTGATGGTATTCGTACTGTTGCAGGTACATCGCGAATTGGCGATACAGAATTAAGTTCTATTTCAAGGCAAATACAAAACATTATTTCTAACATTGCAGTTAATATAAATTCATTTGTTATAGACAGTTGCGTACTTAGATCAAAATCACAATATAGGTTATTTTATGCAGAAGCTAATCAAGCGGCTTCAAACTCAAAAGGTATTATAGGTACTTTTACTGGTCAAGGTTTTGAATGGTCTGAAACAGAAGGCATACAGGCTTTTGGTTTAAGTTCTGAAATTGATTATACTGGTTTAGAAAAAAAATATCACGGCGATAAAAATGGCTATGTGTATAACCATGATACCGGTACAAGTTTTATTTATGATGGCGTAGAAAATAATATCCTTGCTACATATGAAACAGCCGATTTAGACTGCGGTGATATTGGAACACGAAAAACTTTTAAATATCTTAGAACTTCTTTTTCGCCTGAAGGTGAAGTGTCACCAACCTTAAGACTAAGATATGATTATAAGTCTACAGAAATTGTTCAGCCTAGTGATTATGAATTAACGACAATTCCTGTACCGGCTATTTTTGGAACATCTATATTTGGAAGCACGACATTTGGTGGCACAAACGACCCAATGATTAGACAAACAGTAGAAGGAAGTGCAAACACAGTCAGTTTAAGAATAAGAACAAATGATAAACAAAGTTCTTTTGCTGTTAATGGTTTTTATATAGATTATATGCCATCAGGTAGGAGATAATAATGGCCCAAGCTTATACACGACAAAGTACATTTTCAGATGGCGATACAATTACTGCTGCGTTATTTAATGATGAATATAATCAGTTAGTCAACGCATTTAATTATTCTAGTAGCAGTTCAACTTCTACTGGACACCGACACGATGGAACAGCCGGTCAAGGCGGTAATATACCTCAGATTGGTGACTTAGACTTTTTAAATAAAATTGTAGTAGATAGTACCAACAATCGTTGGGGCTTTTTTGTAGAAGTTTCTAGTGCCGCTGTAGAACAAATTCGTATTCAAGATGGTGCTATTGTACCCGTAACTGATAACGACATTGATCTTGGTACTAGCTCATTAGAGTTTAAAGATCTTTATTTAGACGGTACAGCAACTATTGACACATTGACGGTTGATGGGGCCGCTACAGTTGGAACAACTCTTGGCGTAACAGGCGCTACAACGCTCTCTAGCACTCTAGGAGTGACAGGAGCTACGACCCTATCCAGTACCCTTGGTGTCGCTGGAGCGACCACACTAAGCTCTACGTTGGCTGTAACAGGCACTTCTACACTGACAGGAAATGTCACAGCAACTAATGACTTGAGTATTGGTGGTAATCTAACTGTTACGGGCAACGCTACAATCTCTGGTAATCTTACGTTTGGGGATGCAGATACAGACACCATTACAATTGGTGCAGATGTAGCTTCGCATATTGTTCCAGATGTTGATAATACTTATGATCTTGGAACTTCTACAAAAGAGTGGCGAAACCTTTATATTGATGGTACAGCCAACATTGATAGCCTTGTAGCTGATACTGCTGATATTAATGCAGGCACAATTGATAATACAGCTATTGGAGCTACAACAGCCTCCACAGGTAATTTCTCTACGCTGTCTATTGGTGGAACTGCAATTACCTCTACGGCTACTGAATTAAATATTGTAGACGGTAGCACAACAGCTACGGCTACAACGCTTGCAGACGCTGACCGTGTTGTAGTCAACGATGCAGGCGTAATGGTGCAAGTAGCTCTTACAGACTTTGAAACTTATTTTGAGTCTGCACTAGATACTCTTCCAAACGTAACGACTGTTGGAGCCTTAAATGCTGGTTCTATTACTTCAGGGTTTGGAGCTATTGATAATGGCTCATCAGCTATTACAACATTAGGCACTATAACTTACGGAAGCCTATCAGACGGTACAATAACTATTACGGCCTTTGTAGATGAAGATGATATGGTATCTAATTCTGCAACGCTTGTGCCTACACAACAATCAGTCAAAGCTTATGTAGACTCTCAAGTAACTGCACAAGACTTAGACTTTCAGGGTGACTCTGGTGGTGCATTAAGCATTGATCTAGACTCTGAAACTTTTACGATTGCTGGTGGCACGGGTATTGATACAACTGGCGCGACTAATACGCTGACGGTTGCAATTGATTCAACTGTGACTACGCTTACGGGTACTCAAACCCTTACAAACAAAACACTTACTGCTCCTGTTATTTCTACTATAAGTAATACAGGTACTTTGACACTGCCAACGTCTACTGACACTTTGGTTGGTCGAGACACAACTGATACATTAACAAACAAGACCTTAACATCTGCGGTATTGAATACTAGTGTTTCTGGTACAGCAATACTTGACGAAGATGATATGGCTTCTAATTCTGCAACTCAACTTATCACTCAACAGAGCGCAAAAGCTTATATAGATGCTACAGCCACTGCGCTTGCAATTGCACTGGGGTAAATTATGGCTAATACTTTTAAAAATGCTTCACTCGCTGATGTAAGCAGTGGTTCATACGACACACTTTATACAACACCTGCAAGCACTACTACCGTTGTTCTTGGTGTAGCTTTGGCGAATAAGAATGCAAGTGCTATTACTGCTAAGGTGCAATTTACTGATTCTTCAGGCTCTGTAACGCGACAGCTACTAGAGGACGTAACAATCCCCGGTAATACAACGCTAGAAGTTTTATCAGGTCAAAAATATATTTTAGAGGCCGCAGATATTTTAAAGGTTCAAGCGGGAACAGCCACTTCTTTGGATGTTGTTGCTGGAGTAATGGAGATTAGTTAATGGCTATTACTACAATAAATAGTTTAGCAATTCCTGCTGGTACTGTTGTTTCGGCAGACTTGACGTATCCGCTGACTGGCTTTAGCTCTACGGGTATTGACGATAATGCTACGTCTACTGCGATTACGATTGATGCGTCAGAGAATGTTGGTATTGGTGGAAGCCCAGTTTCCTCGACTAGACGCCTCATGGTTACAGACACAGGTGACGTTCGTGTGGATATACGCTCTGGCTCTGACACCAACTTAGGCGCTGTTGACTTTAGTGACACCAGCAACACGGCGCGTGGTCAGATTATTTATGATCATTCTGATGACTCTTTGCAGGTAAGAACGCTTTCAACAGAACGTATGCGTATCGACTCCAGCGGCAACGTTGGTATTGGCGAGACATCCCCTGCAAGAGGGCTTCATGTAAAAGATGCTGCTCAAACTATTGCAAGGTTTGAATCTACCAGCACAAGTAGAGGGGTTATTTCTATATTAGACGCAAATACTACGGATGATACATCTGTTGGTATTGGCGCGGTCGCTAATGATCTTGTTCTGTACTCTGGCAATCTAACTGAGGGTATTAGGCTAAATAGCTCTGGCAATGTTGGTATTGGTACTGCGAGTCCTCAGTTTCAGCTACATTTAAGTGGTTCTGCTCCCGGTGTTGTAATGAGCGAAACTGGGGCAGTTAAATACTACAGAAACCGCGCCGCTGCCTCTGCATTAACTTGGGACATTCTTAATACAGACTACTCATATAATTCTGAAGCCATGCGTATCGACTCTAGCGGCAACTTGCTGGTTGGTAAAACAAGTTTAAGCGACACGACTGTTGGTTTTCAAGTAGAACCAAGTGGAAGAACAACTTCAACAATGGCCTCCTCCACTAGTGGAACATCTTCATTTAATCTTTATTCTACAGGAGCAGGAGCATATAGGTTTTATGTTAGTTTGGACGGACAGGTACGAGCAACTAACACTAGCATACTTGCTATCTCTGACGCTTCTCTAAAAGAAAACGTAAGGGACTTGGACAAGGGACTTGACACAATCAATGCCTTACAGCCTCGCAGGTTTGATTGGAAGAACGGTGACGGTAACGACATCATGGGCTTTATTGCTCAAGAAGTTGAAGAAGTCATGCCTGAGTTGGTTCACGACTACAAGTACACCGATGAAGAAAACAAGAAAGGTCTGAAGATGGGCGACATGGTTCCGTCTATGGTTAAGGCTATCCAAGAACTTTCAGCACAAGTAACCGAACTCAAAGCCGAAGTAGCGGCACTTAAAGGAGCTTAAAAGAATGCCATATATAGGACAAGAACCTGTTGCTGGTAACTTCGTACTTTTAGATGCGATTACAACATCTGCAACAGCTACATATGCGCTAACTAAAAATAGTGTTGCGTATTCTCCAGAGTCTTCAAGAAACATGATAGTTTCTTTGAATGGTGTTACGCAGGCTCCTGAAGCGGCTTATACAGTTTCTGGAAGCAATATTACTTTTAGTTCGGCGTTAACGGCTTCAGATGTTATTGATTATATATTAGTTCTTGGAGATGTTTTAGATATTGGTAGGCCTTCTGATGGTGTAGTAGGTACTGACCAAATGAATTATCCGTTAGGTAATTTTAGTTCAACGGGTATTGATGATAATGCGACTTCAACGGCTATTACGATTGATTCGTCAGAGAATGTTGGTATTGGTACTGCGAGTCCTGATGCAGATTTAGAAATTCGCAAAGACAATGCTTCTGGTCTTGGGGCGGTTCTGTCTCTAACAAACAGCAACACAAGTGGACTAACAGGGAATAGTGTTGCTATCGGGTTGTCTGCTTATGCCCATACCACTATAGACAGCGCAAGCTACAGAGGCGCAATCATTAGAGGTGAAACAACTGCGGCTGGCAATGGACACTCAATTCTTTTTGAAACTAGCGACACAAGCGCAACTCCTGTGGAGCGCGTAAGAATAGACCATGACGGAAATGTTGGTATTGGTACGACATCAACCAGCGGCGTCCAAGGGTTACTGCACATTCACTCATCATCAGACGATAACGGTGATGGGGATGGTCAAGTCAACTTTGGCGATGAATCAACAGTAATTATCTCGACAAACGCTACATCTGCTGGCAGTCAGGGGTATTACGGAAGTTTATTCTTTGGCGGTCAGGATGTATCGTCAGCAACCCAGCAGGTATGGAAGCTGGCAGGGTTTAGTGCATATTCAAGTGCAGACTTAGGAACAACCGGATCAGCGGATCTACTTTTTTATACTACAAACTCAGCGTCTACACCTTCAGAACGTATGCGTATCGACGCTAGCGGTAAATTGTTGGTTGGGAAAACTTCATCAAGCGTAACAACTGCTGGAACTGAAATAACAAGCTCCTCACTACTTCAATCTGTATCTGATACTTCAACAAATCTTGCCACAAATGGCGGCGCTGTACTCAATCTATGCAACACCTCGGCTACTGACGGTAACTTTTCAAACATAGGTGGGTACAACAGTAATGGTTTAGTTGTATCTCAGATGAACTTTATCAATCTAAGTCACTCAAGCAGAACAGGTGCTATTACTCTTTCTACGCATAACGGAACTTCTTTAAATGAAGCCATGCGTATCGACTCCAGCGGTAACTTGCTGGTTGGTAAAGACGTTGCTAACAGTTCCGTTGCTGGTGTTCAGCTATTGCCTGAAGGTGATGTAGGCGTAACTAGAGATGGCAGTCACGCACTATTACTTAACAGGTTAACCTCTGACGGTGACATTGCGCTATTCCGCAAAGACGGCACCACTGTGGGGAGTATTGGTACACAGGCTGGTCGATTAGTTATTGGTTCTGGCGACACTGGTCTGCGTATGGCGGCAGATTTAAACAATATTGTTCCTTGGAATACTACAACAAATTTACTTTCAGACTCAGCAATAGATTTGGGAGGTGTGACACAACGCTTCAAAGACCTCTACCTCTCAGGCGGTGCGTACCTTGGCGGTACTGCGGCGGCTAATAAACTAGACGATTACGAGGAAGGGAGTTGGACGCCATCACTAAACTACGGAACCGTAAGCGCAATTGATTGTATTTATACAAAGATAGGAAACACCGTTCATGTTTCTGGGGCGTTAGCGGACTTCAGCGATTATACAACTACAGAGGACGTTATTATCTCTGGATTGCCTTTTACATCAGCCGGATCGAGCACGGCAATCGGCGCTGTAATGTACAGAGATGTCAGTCTTAGCACTATAGCAGACCTAAACGCATACGTTGGATCAAATAGTTCAAACGTGCGCTTTTATAGCTCAAGAAATGATGGTGCGGCATGGGCAGTATTGCAGTACAACAATTTTGATTCTGGTTTGGGTGATCTGTATTTCAGTATCACATATCGCGTTTAATCAATATCCTGATCGGACGATTGGGACGGACTAAAAGAGGAAACGAAAATGGCATTAACTGAAAGGCAAGAAGTAGACAAAGTGGAAGTGGTCGGCCCGTACAAATCTGTACAGGTGCGTACTGCTACAGTTATTGAACGCGATGGCGAAGAACTTACGCGGTCTTATCATCGTCACGTTGTAAGTGCTGGCGATGACTACAGCAACGAGACTGCTGAAGTACAAGCTATTTGCGCGGCTGTACATACCGCAGAAGTTGTAACTGCTTACGAGGCGTCACAGCAGGAGACACCATAATGCCATTTCTCGGAAAAACTCCAACAAAACTTTTAGATGCTAACGTCAACATAGACGGTGGTAATATTGATGGTACTACGATTGGTGCTTCTTCAACGGCCCCTGCGACTGTAAGTACGTTCACCTCCACAGGCATCGACGATAACGCGGCGAGTACCGCTATCACTATTGACTCAAGCCAAGACGTTACTTTTACGTCAGACGCTAAATTCCCTGATAACGGCAAGGCTATCTTTGGTGCTGGCTCTGACTTAGAGATTTATCATAATGGGTCTAATAGCATTATTAAGGACAATGGCACTGGAAACCTTTTAATTCAAGGCGCAACTGACATTGTTCTTGAGGACACTTCTGGGGCTAATTATTTTCGTGGTGTTTCTGGCTCTTATGTGCGGCTTTATCACAACAACAGCACTAAACTAGAAACAACCGCCACAGGCATTGAGGTAGATGGAACAGACGGAGCTACTGCGATTGGGATTCGTGGAAGCTCTACAACTAACAATACGCTAGGCGGCTTAATTGGCTTTGGTGATTCGGCTAATGCGTTAGTGTCGTTTATAGGTGGTGGTAGGGCAGAAAGCAATGACGATGGGTTCTTGAGCTTCCGCACTACGATTGCGGGCGTTACCTCAGAAGCTATGCACATTGACCGCAGTGGCAACGTTGGTATTGGTAGTCCTGCCGCGTCAGGAATAAATGCACCTTTAGATGTGGATAAAGCACCTGTATTTAACAATGTAGTCGCTAACTTTGGCGAGTTTATTGCTCTTTCAGGCTATCAGCGCGGTGTTGTTAATATCAACGGTCGTGTTAACGGCACTGATTATGATGCAGGTTTAAGTTTTGTGCGTAGAAACGCTGGCAATAGTAACTGGTTAAACTCAATTATTGCACAAGATGACGGAGGTAATTTATATTTTGGGACTGGTGGTTCTGCTAGTTCAGCCTCTACTGAACGTATGCGTATCGACTCCAGCGGCAATGTAATTGTTGGTGGTACATCTTCACAAGCGGCTGATGCCGTTACATTGTTACCAGATGGCGAAGTGACCGCCGCAGGATTTTATTTTAGTAATAATATTGGCTCTGCGATGAACGACACAGGTATTCGCAGAGCTACGACAAGCACTATGGTGTTTGATACTGGTTCAACAGAACGTATGCGTATCGACGCCAGCGGTACCTTGCTGGTTGGGACTGATAGCGCAACTCAGTTTAACACGGCAACAGAAACTGGATGGAACGTAAACAACGCAGGGTCTTCGGCTCAGGCGGCGTCTTCAGCTACTGTGGCTTACTTTAATCGTTTGACCACTGATGGAACTGTTGTTTCTATCCGTCAGGCTGGAGTAGAAGAGGGGACAATTTCAGTAAGCGGGAGTACCGTTTCCTACAATGGAGGTCATTTATCTCGTTGGTCACAGTCAGATACAGATGATATTTCTTCTCTGTACAAAGGCACTGTAATGTCCAACCTCGACGAAATGTGCCAGTGGGACAATGAAGATAACGAACAACTAAACAAAACAAAAGTTAGTGATGTAGAAGGCGATGTAAACGTAGCTGGCGTATTTGTAGCTAAAGACAACTCAGATGATCTTTCTGATTACTATCTAGCGATGACAGGCGATATGATTATTCGCATTGCTCAAGGCACTACCGTTCAACGCGGCGACCTTCTTATGTCGGCTGGCGACGGCACAGCAAAACCCCAAGATGATGACATTGTACGATCTAAGACTATTGCAAAAGTTACATCAACCAATGTTACTTGTACTTACGCAGATGGTTCCTATTGTGTTCCCTGCGTTCTCATGGCTTGTTAAAAGGAGCATAACCTATGTTTAACTGGACTGTATCAGCAATGGACTACACCGTTTCACAAGACGGACACACCAACGTAGTCAACACCGTACACTGGCGT